AAGACAAAGTATTCGCAGAAGGTTTTATTTTTAAAATGAAAGCAGACTCGCCAAAATGGGCAGTAGGTAGTTTAAGCTTAAAAGTAGACGAAGCAGTAGCCTTTATTCAAAAGAACTCAAAAAATGGTTGGGTAAACTTAGACCTTAACATAGGTCAAAGTGGTAAACCTTACGTAGAGTTAGACACTTGGGAACCTACTAAATCCGAAGGGCTGCCCTTTTGAGACTTGAAGACATATATTTTGATAAAAGCATAAGGGACTACGCCTTAAAGCTTACCAACAACCAGCAAGAAGCCGAGGAGTTAGTCTCCTTGGCTTTTGATATTTGTAGCCATAAGCCCGCTAAAGAAAATATGAAGGGCTATTTTGCAATAGTAATGCGTAACCAATGGCTAAAAAAATGCAACAAGACAGACCCTTATTGGGCAATAGAAGAGAGTGAGAGCGAGGATATAGAAGATGTACTCTCTAAGATGAGCCACTACAACGCTAATCTAATTAGAGCGGTCTATAATGGAGACACTCTAATCAAAATACACAACGAGACCTCTATAAGCTACCGAAGCATTAAATCAGACTACAAGAAAGCAAAAAAAGAATTTAAGATAATGTACGAAAACAAAACCAAAATAGCTATCGTTATGACTGCGGTTAGTGGGGTAAGCTATCACCGCTTAATGATGCCACTTGTTAGACTGAGCCAGGACTACGGAATAGAAGTAACTTGCTTAATTAATAACGCTGACGACTTTTTAGATAAACTTGACGGAGTAACCCACGTTATTTTTAATCGTAACATCTCCGAGCTTATGAAGCCTGAAGAGACTATTTTAATTCTAAAGGCAAGAGGTATTAAAGTTATATGCGATGTAGATGATTACTGGGTATTGCCTAAAGGTCACCCGCTACAATTATTTTACTCTCGTAGTAATATGACTAAGTGTATTCTTGCAAACATTAAATTTGCAGACCAGGTATGGACTACTACAAAGATTTTAGCGGAGAAAATTAGACCCTACAATAAAAACGTAGAGGTGATTAAAAACGCTATTGACCCGAACGAAAAGCAATTCGCATACGAAGACCTATCTTTAAAATTTGATACTTTCTTTTACTCAGGGGGCTCTACTCACCTTAAAGATTTAAAGCTATTAGGTAACGCGTTTGATAACGAATATTTAACCGTTAAAAGCCCGAGAGTACCTAAGCGAATGTCTCCAATACTTCAGCAAGTTAGCAGCATTCAAGAATATGCTACCGAGTACCAGCATTGTGGCATATGTATTATACCTTTGAGAGATAACCTATTTAATCGCTGCAAGTCTGAGCTTAAAATGATAGAGGCTGGACACTTTGCCAAGCCCGTAATGGTTAGCAACGTAATGCCCTATAATCTACTCGCTACTAATAGCAATAGCCTAAAGGTAAACGGCAACGATTGGGCGGCTGCGATTAAGAAGATAAAAGGAAACTATACGATGCAAATAGAGCTTGGACTAAAGCTAAAAGAAGACGTTAAGAGTAAGTACGACATAATAAAAGAGAACGCAAAGAGATTACAAACCTTATGAAATATACAATAATAAAACGATACCGAGACGCTCAGAGTGGAGAGGTATTTAATTTAGGAGAGCAGATAGAGCTTAAAGACCAAAAGAGAATTAAAGAACTAAAAGCAAGCGGGTGCATAGAGTCAGTAGCCAAGCGTAAAAAGAAATGAGCGAAGAACTTGAGCAACAAATAAGGGTAATAGTTAAGCAGCAAGGCGGAGGCATAAGCCCACACCTTAGAGCAGAGTTTCAAAGGCTTTGTCAAGAGGATTTCGCCTACCGACCTGACATTACTTGCGGTAAGTGTATATATAAACATAGTGTTAAGCTATTTGATAAGTATTTAAAATGAAACTAACAGAAATAAAATCAAACCCTAATAACCCGAGAGTTATTAAAGACCATAAATTCGAGAAGCTAAAAAAGTCTATTAGCGAGTTCCCTAAAATGATGGAGCTTCGACCTATGGTAATAAACGAGGATAATATAGTCTTAGGCGGTAATATGCGTTTAAAGGCTTTAAAAGACTTAGGATATAAAGAAGTACCTGAAGAGTGGGTAAAGCGAGCCAGCGACCTCACAGAAGAGGAAACAAGGCGATTTATAATTGCTGACAACTTAGGATTTGGAGAACACGATTGGGAGATGCTTGCTAATGAGTGGAATGTTGAGGAGTTAGAAGATTGGGGTTTAGATGGCTTTCCCTTTGATGAGGAGGTAACAGAATTAGAAGCTGAAGAAGACGATTACACCGAACCCGATAACATACAAGTTGATGTAGTCTTAGGTGACCTTATAGAGATAGGAGAGCATAGGTTGTTGTGTGGAGATAGTACGGACTCAGACCAAGTGGCAAAGCTAATGAATGGAGAGAAGGCAGACGTAGCACATAACGACCCTCCTTACGGAATGAAGAAAGAAAACGAAGGAGTATTAAACGACAACCTTAACTATTCAGACTTATTAGATTTTAATAAAGAATGGATTTCGCTACAATTCACACACCTAAAAGAAAACGGCTCTTGGTATTGTTGGGGAATAGATGAGCCTTTAATGGATATTTATAGCGAAATACTAAAGCCATATATAGCACAACAAAAAGCAACTTTTAGAAATTTAATTACTTGGGATAAAGGACACGGACAAGGTCAAAATTCCGAAAACACTCGAAGCTATGCAATAGCAGACGAAAAATGCTTGTTTGCTATGATGGGAGTGCAAGGATTTAACAATAATGCAGATAATTATTTTGAAGGATGGGAGCCGATAAGAGACTATTTACTTTCTGAAAGGTTAAAAGCTGGATGGGATATACCAACTATGAAGCGAATAGCTGGACATAGTGATTTAAGCCGAGACCATTGGACTTGTAAAAGTCAATGGAATATGCCTACTATTGAAGTTTATAAATCCTTTCAAAAATGGTGCATTGATAATAAAGTAGACGCATTTAAAAAAGAATACGAAGAACTTAAAAAAGAATACGAAGAACTTAAAAAAGAATACTATTCTACTCGAGCTTACTTTAATAATGTCCACGATAATTTTAATAACGTTTGGCATTTTGATAGACATAAAAGAGAAGGGAACGAAGGTGGACACGCAACACCTAAGCCAATACCTTTGTGCGAAAGAGCTATAAAATCAAGCTGCCCTGATGACGGATTAGTGTTAGATGTATTTCTCGGTTCAGGCTCTACTATGGTGGCAGCACACCAATTAAAGAGAAAATGTTACGGTATGGAGTTAGACCCTAAATACTGCCAGGTAATAATAGATAGAATGAGCAAGCTTGACCCTTCGTTAGAGGTTAAGATTAACGGAGTAATTTATAATAAGTAGCCTTACTAAACCTTACAATATGAAAATAACAGACGAACAATTTTTTGCAGCACTTAGAGAGTCTGCGGGCTTATACGCAAGAGCAGCAAGGATTATAGAGAAGGAGTACGGAGTAAGTTATACAAGGCAATCGGTTAAAGAGAGAGCAGAACGACATCCCGAAATACTTAAAGATATACAAAGCGAGAACCACGATATAGCCGAAGAGGGGTTACACTCTTTAATGAGGTCTAAAAATGAAAGGATACGTTTTCAGTCAGTCCAATTTTACCTAAAAACTAAAGGTAAAGATAGGGGATACGTAGAACGCTCAGAGGTACACCAAGAGACAACCTACAAGAGCCTGGATATTAATATAATTGATACTGGCGTCCCTTTAGCAAGCAGCGAGAAAGATATAGTTGATTAGTACCACCTCAGTATATCGAAGTAACTATAATTCCAAAGCGGATATAATAGTAAACCAGGGCGGGACAAGCTCAGGTAAAACCTACGCTATACTACAAGTACTATTCTCTAAAGCAATTAACGAGACTTGCACTATTACGGTAGTAGGTCAAGATATACCTAACCTTAAAGTAGGAGCGTTGAGAGATGCGATAGACATCCATAACGCGGACGAAGCAATAAAGCAGCAAGTAACTTTCTATAATCGCTCAGATAGGGTATTCACTTTTAAGAATGGCTCTATCGTAGAGTTTAATAGTTATGATAACGAGCAAGACGCAAAGAGCGGTAAGAGAGACTATCTATTCGTTAATGAGGCTAACGGCATACCTTATAACATATTTGAGCAGTTAAGCCTTAGAACTCGTAAGCAAGTCTACCTTGACTATAACCCCGATACGAGCTTTTGGGTTCACGACAAAATAATACCTATGCCTAACGCTGAGCTTATAATCTCAGACCATAGGCACAACCCTTTTTTAAGCGATAAGATTAGAGAGAAGATAGAAGCTCTAAAGGATAAAGACTTAGATTTATGGAAGGTATATGCTCGAGGGCGAACGGGTAAAATAGAGGGGCTTATACTTAAAAAGTGGTACGTACTAAACGAATCGTTTGACGATAAGAACTTAATAGGATTTGGAATAGATTTTGGTTTTACAAACGACCCGACTACATTAGTTGAGGTAAGGCTGCAAGACGGTGAGCTATGGGTAAAGGAACTAATATACGAGACTGGGCTAACTAACAGAGATATAAGCGATAGAATGGAGGCTTTAGGTATAAGCAAAGGAGCTTTAATAGTAGCAGATAGTGCCGAGCCTAAGAGTATCGAGGAGCTGAGGCGGTTACGTTGGACAATAGATGGAGTTAAAAAGGGAGCAGATAGTATAATGTTTGGAATTAATCTACTCAAAGGTTACTCAATTAACGTACATTCGAGCAGTAAAAATTTAATAAAAGAGCTTGAGCAGTATAAATGGAAGGTAGACCGAAACGGAGATAGTCTTAACGTCCCGATAGATGGCTATAATCACGCTATCGATGCTCTAAGGTATTTAATAATGCACAAATTCAGTAAGAAAGGTTATGGAACATACAAGGTTATCTAAAATGACGGTAGGACAATACCAGCTACTTAACGAGATAGATGGAGAGCTTCCAGTAATGGAGCAGAATATCTACGCAGTAGCAGCGATAAAGGATATAACCTACGAGGAGGCAAGTAAGGTTAAGCTAAAAGACTTTGCGGTAATGATAGCCGAGCTGGGAGAGTTCAATATTAAGCAACTGGAGAAGCTAAAAATTAATAGTAGGGTAATACTTAACGGAAGCGTTTACCATATTGAACACAAACCCGAGAAGCTAACAAGCGGTCAGCTATTAGATATAATCAATATCAGAAGCAAATACCAGGGTGAAGGGGTTAAGGTTATGGATTTACTTTTAGCAGCTATAAGCAAGCCTGAAGGCAAAAACTACGGAGACGATAACTTAACATTAAACGAGCGAGCCGCTTTGATTAGGTCAACAGAATTAGACAAGGTATGGAATATCTTTGTTTTTTTTTGGAATCTTTGGAACGATTACTTGAGCAATACAGAGGACTCTTTGAGCAAGTGGATGAAGGACACTCTGAAGATGACGCGGGAGATTTTGGACAACGATGGGGACTCTTTAGCATAATAGACGCTATGGCTAAACTTCATAACATAAGCATAGAGCAGACAACCAAACTCGGAGCGATTGAGTTTTTAAATTGGTGGGCTTATATGGTAGAGAAAGCTAATCACGAGAAGAATGCAAAATAAATTATACGCTAATTTAGATAAGTACTGGCAAACGGTTGTCGATGACTTAGTGCAATCGTTAAAAGACGTAGGCAGATACGCAAGCGGTAATACTGCTCAGGCAATAGGAGACGGCAACGCTCAACCCGTAGCAATAACTGCAAACGGCTTTAAAATTACAATAGCTATGCCTAATTATTAC